TGTCAACGAATACTTCTAGCTCCTCACCAGTGTTCACGGCGCGATTCAGTGTAAACGCGGTCGCCGAACCTGTACCATTGAAGGATTGGCTAGTTGTCTTTGTTAGCTGTTTATTTGGTTGTGCGCCTATGTACGCCATTAGCCTGCTATTTCCATAAGTGTAAGCTGAACCATTAAATCCATGCCAGAAGAATGGTTGTAGTGAACAGTGTTCCCAGAACCACTTTTAATATAAGTTTGATAAGTAACCTCAGACGTTGTAGCTGGTGAATCAAAATAAATTGCACTCATGTGAACTCCATAAGTTGAATAAGGTCTGCATGATAATAAATTACCAGTCTGGTCTGAGTATGAACCTGAACCTATTTTACGATAGAAAGCTACTCTCAAAAAATCTGGGGTGCTTGCATAACTTACATGACCACCAGAAAGCGTAACAAGAATTTTACTTGAAGTTGATGATGGAGTTATAGCAAGCAAATGACCTGATGCCTCATAACTTGTACTGCTTGTGCTTATAGTTCCACCTGTGTGTTCTTGTGAAACAACTTGTATAACAGAACCAGCAGGCATAGCCGCAGAAGTAATTGCACCACTTGCTAACTGACTTGAACCTACAGAACTAGGGGCTATTTGATTTGCGCCTATTGTACTTAATGCCATTAGGTAATCTCCAGTACAGATAGAACCGCATCACAAGAATTGTCTTGTGACGCATACACTCGCAATACATCTCCAGCATTCATAACAATTTTCTGGTCACCACCAACCACAACAAGTGACGAGCCTACAGGAACGATTGCGTCTTTCACAATGTGTCTTAAATTAGTTGTGCCACTTATACCGCCATCGTGAAGTTCAACCGTGACAGTAATTGATACCGCCAGTATATTAGCAATGTTAAGACCAATAATTGTGGTTTCTGTGGTGGGCGAAGAAGGACAGGTGTATAAAGTCGTTTCACCTGTTGATGCAGTGTCAATATTTTGCGCCGAAAATGTTTTAAATGCGTTAGCCATTTTTCTATCCCAATGCTATTGCGAATGCCAACGCATTCGGGTCTTGTTCTGTAAAGTTCTGCGCGGTTCCGTTTGCATCATTAAAAATCATCTTCTCTGCTGGCAACGTACAAAAGATGGTTCGTGTGCCTGATGTCCAATTAACCGCATTATTAGTATTGCTAGACCGCAATATTGTGGTACGAGCCAAGGTTGTACCAGATGCAGTGTAGGTGCCAATACCAATCTCAAAGTCAGTTCCATCCGTGCAAGCATAATAAGTAGTATTACCATTACCTATTTGGCTAAACGCCTCAAAGCCACCTACCGCACCAGCAAGAGTATATGTGCCAGTGCCTGTTGTGGTCGTTGTTTCTTTCACGCGATCTTTCAGAACAAGAGCCATTACTTCAACTCGATTGTAAGATTCCCAGCGTTGATACGGAAGATATCCCCCGTAGCAATAGTTTTGTTCGCGTCTAGCGCACCAACAAACAGAATGTTACCGCTTGATGCTGCATCCACAAGAAAAGCATGTGTCACAGTGTTGCTGGTTCCAGTTGACGCGGGAAACTCGATGTTGGCCGCATTGGTCACTGTCTGTTGGTCTGCGCTTGAAGAAGCTAGTGTCCAGTTTGCCGCTGTAACTTGCTGCCGCGCATATGACCCAAAGGTCGCTTCTGTTAAAGAACCGGCTTCTGCGTCAGAAACCGCCGTTGCCAAGCCAACATATATGCTGTCGCCTGGTGTTGAGAATGAACCAGCATTATTCTTAAAAATAAAACTAAGTATTTTATTCTCAAGGTAAGTGGTTGCTGCGTTGCTTGTTGCCATTTGTTACTCCTAAGTCCTTGGCTTATCTGGTAAACCTCTACGATACGCATCTGAGTTTTCTCTGGCTTCTGCCAAATCTTTTAAACGCATTAATTCTTGTGAGAACCGCTGTTCATACAGTTGCATCATATCTTGCTCACCCTTCATGTAAGTATACGCTTCTACAAGTGAGCCGTAAAGAAGAGCGTTAGGGGCGTTCTCGCTCAACCAGGATGTTCCTGAATCTGACCCCGCAGTTATGCTGGCAGGCCTGTAATAATAATGCAGTTCAACTGTGTAGTTGCTGTCTGGTGTGGGCCCTACAATGAAGTTATCTATATCAAATATACCATAATATTTTGGAACGCCGTTTGCGCCTTTGTCTAAATTGTATTGTTGAACAAAGTTAACGTCTTTCAACAATAAAAAATCTTGACTACCTGCGGTGGTAATTTGCAGAGAAAATGAGGCAAGATAATCAGAAGGAACAGATAGAAACGGGTCATTGTTGCTTAACGCAGATGTAGCGTTCTTGCGAAACAGCTCAAGGTCAACAAGTGTAAAAATACGATCTTCCGCACCACGAATAAAAACAGGCAGGTTTGTAACGAAAGATGTTTCAGTGTTTTCTGAAAAGTCTTGTATAGCTTGTTTTAGTTCTGCGTATGTGAATGACATATTACTTACTCGCTATACTATTGTTATGTTTCCAACCATACTACTGTGATTAGTGCACTGATACACTAATGATGTATCACTTGGTTCGTGCGGCACAATAAATTGCGTCAACCCAGAAGTGGAGTTATAATTTTCTGTAACACCTGTTGTAAATGCAGAGCCTCCATTGGAAGTTCTTATCTGCAAAGGGTGACTTCCTACATTAGACGAGTTGTCTATTAGGTAAGTATGGCCTTTATAAAAAGTAAAATTTGGATTGTCTCCTGAAGTTGCTCCAGGGCCAGTAAAAGTAAAGGCACTAGACCCATTGACGCCCGCCGTGTATTTAGTAATAGGGCCACTAACTTCATCATTTAGTCTTATCCAAACCCCACCGTGAGCAAAATACATGCCTCCATTTGCATGAACGTGAGCAATTGCACCATGATAACTTGAGGCACTGGGCAAATCAGTCAGAGCAGCATAGTAGAAAACAATCTTATTAGCACCAGAGCTAACGTCAATAACACCATTTGTGTCAATGATGTCTGTCAGCGCAGTGCCGTTACCTAACGCATTATAAATTTCGTTGAAGTTATCGTTTATCTTGTCAGCACCTGCACGAAGGGTATCGCCAGTTCCGTCGTTTGCGCTTGACCCAATTCCTACTGTTTGTTTAGCCATTTAACCCTCGTCAAAAGTCTTAGTTGCCGAATCTAGTGTAACACTTGTTGAATCAAAAGTTGAGGCTGTTGTAGGAGCAGTGCTCGTGCCGTCCCCAACAGTTGCTACCTCTCCACCCCCGCGAATATTTCCAACTGTAGCAGTCTCACTAGGAATTGAAAAAGTATACGTATTTTCGTCAACTACTGTAATCGAATAACCTGTTGATAATTCAAGGTTTGCTTTTGTAAACCCGTCAAAACCATTCACTTTTCTAAACCTTACTGAATCAGCAGTGCTTCTCCCGTGAGAGGGCTCAGTCACAGTTATGATACTTGACCCAGATGTTCCGCTTTTAAAACAATCAGGAGTAAGTAATCGTATAACCGAAGGCTCTGTTCTATCAACCTTTGCTAATCTCAAAGCTTGAGGATCAGAGGCCTGTCTTCGGGGGTTTAATTGTGGGTGTTTGGGTTCAAACTCATCTGGCCCCACTGCTGCTCCAGTCCATTCAATTTTCATTGAAGAGTACGGATACCTGAACCCCGACCTATCTGAAATAAAATAAGCTTTTTTACCAGAAGCAAAAGAGGGCATTAGTTCACCCTCAAATATTGATAATTAGGAGCAATGTTAAAAGAAGAACGATCTCGGTCCTCTGACCTAGCTCTTTCAAACTCTTCGTCGTAGATAGCTTTTAAAAGCTGTACTCTTTCTGGAGCACGTTTAATAGAAACATAATAAGCTAAGCCCGCAGCTAAACAAGGATAAAACCTAAAAGGCATATCGAGAGTATTGTCTAACTTATCCGCATCATCCATGCGAATAAGAGCATCATAAATAATCGTGTCTGTTGCATTCTCAGGGGCGTTGTACAAAAATATTTTAGGAGTAACTTGTCTATCTAAAAAAAATTGACTAGGCCTGCCCTCTTGAGTTTTATCCGGGAAAACCAGATAATCTTGCCTACTTATTCTATTTAAAACTGTGTCAGAGCCACTTCTTCGACAAACAGCCGATAAAACGTCTATGACATCCGCAGATAAATCATACGAAGCAGTGCCTTTTGTAAGAGCTAATGTTCGTTGTTTGATTGTCCATTGATTCAAACCGCGATTTGCCCAATCTGCTAGAAGCAGATTGAGCGATCGCTTTGCGGTGCGAGAATCGTATCCCGTCCTAAATTCGATTCCGCACCGCTCAAAAGCTTCTTCGATATAATCATCTACTTGAAGCTCAAAGTTTTTTGAACCAGAGGTTGTCATTACTTTTTAACTCTGCCGCCCATACGCATTCTTTTTTTAGCCGCACCGCCACCTCGCATAAAAGCAGGTTTTTTCTTAGCTTTAGCCGCACCACCGCGCATCATTTTTTTAGCGGCCCCACCTTTCATCATTTTTTTAGCTTTTTTCACCATTCTTTAATCTCCTGTAAAAATCTTGGCGTTGTTTATATAAAAAACCTGCATTATAATACTGCTGTGCAATTTTATAATACCCTTTTACTCTTAGAGTATCCGAGGCTTCCTGCAATTTAGAAAGTCTCTGTAGAAATACCATACCATACGGGGTTTCAACAGTCGATTCAAACTCATTGTCCAAAAGTTCGTTGCCATCATCTTCGGGATGAAAACCCATCAAAAACATGTCTTTATTTATGAATACACCGTCAGATATTGCATGATTTAAACCATCCAGGTATTTATCCATTTCATCCACAGGAAGTGGATCAAAATCAATCAATATCACTACATCTCTGCTATCATCCCAAGTAGAAATTAAAGTGTATAAAGGTTGCCAATGACTGTCATACTTGAAAGAAAAACCTACTTTGTCGTTTGCCCAAGCTTTTTTTGCGTAAGGGCAAGCGGGTAGGTTATTATAATACTCATTGGATACTTCGAGAGCATGAGCAGACCAGTCTCTCATTTCTTTTTTGATAGCTTCTTCGGTAGCAAAGTCCATATTAACCTCAAAATTGCACTACAGAGCCGCTTGTTCTTTTTCTTCGCCCATTCATTACTGCGCCGCATCCCCTAGCAACAGCCGTGCCAGCCACTTTTTTACCACGGAAAGGACGCTTAACTGGTCCACCGTTTTCAAGCTTTGTGACTTTGGCAGCTTTTGTGTTAGATACCACTGTCTTGCCTTTTGCTCCTGCTCTCTTTTTTTTCTTCGCTGTAGATGCTCTTTCAGCTTTTGAGAGACTTCGCGCTTTTGAAGCTGGTAGGCAGCGGTCTGGGTTCTTTTTGTCCTTAGATGTACCGCACTTACCTTTGATATTGCCGGAACTATCAATACGCACCCAGTTTTGATTTAACCATTTTTTTAATTCACCCATTTTAGGCTCTTTTTTTCTTACCTAATACTCGTTTTAAAGTTTTTGCTTGTTTTGCATGAAGCTTTGATGCTTTGTTTAAGCCCTTTACAACTTTGCGAACTTTTTTCTTGTTTGACCTTGTAAGAGTCATTTTCCTTTTCTCTTTCCGCCCTTGGACTTTTTAGCATAGTTAGGGTCTTTACAATACTTAGATGCGGCAAGGTTGGCGTATGCACTTGGATATGTATCAAAGGTGCGCTTTGCCCAAGCTTTACCTTCAGGGCAAATCTTGCTTCCTTTTGATTTTCTTGAGGCCGCACCACCTTTTCGGAAATAACTTAAACCTTTTGGCGTAGGATTTGATTTCATTTTTTTACGGCCCTTCATTGGAGGCTTGGATACTTGGTTTGCGAGTTGCCCACGCGATATCGTCATTTACCCTCTCCTGTAGGTAAAAATCCCATAGTTCAGCTAAAAGCTTATGGTTTTGATCAACTTTTACTGAAATAACCGCAGTTTCTGTTTTCAATTCAACAACAGAAAAAGCAATCCAGCCTATAAAAGCCAAACTCGCCCCACTTATTAAGGTGCTTACATTTAACATTTCCATCTCCGGCGAGCCTGACGTAAGCGACTATTTGGATTTTTTGCTGCTTTTGGAAATTTCTTCATTTGTCCCGCACTCCGAGCACAAAAAGATTTACGTCGTTTAGCGTCCTTGGACCCTTTTTTTACCTTACCTGTAACTGCGGTCTTTAATTTTGACCCAGGGTTGGCTCTTCTGTAAGCTGCAACACCTGCTTTAGTCATTCCCGCCCCAGATTTAGTGGGGCGGAAATTTTTCTTATTTCGAGCAGGCATTTTATCTTTTTTACGCTCTGCCATTACATTCTCATCAGTTAAAGAATATTGTAGCTGCAGTAATATTTGTAAGAGTGCTTACGAAAATATCACTTACACGAATTCCTTCTGCGGGAATATTCACGGAGTGAGTCGTAGACGCATTAAAGTCCAAGTCTAAAACTGTCGAACCGCCACTGGCATCAGTGATAGTAAGACGAGGCGTCCCAGACGCGGTCTTCAACTGTATCTGACGAATACGAGCGGGGCCTACAGCCAAAGATCCTGTGCCTGTTATCCGTTTTGACCTTACATCAGAATCAGCCATCTAAGCCTCCTATTAAGCTGTTGGTGAATCAGAAGCAATACCAAAGAACTTCAGAGCAACCACGCCGCCCGCACCCGCTGTGCCGGAGATTACAACTTCAACTTCGTCAGCAGTCTCAGTAGCAGCGGTTGTTGTTCCGCCAGACATGCCAAGAACACCGTTACAAGGGAAGAAACCCTTAAAGCCTGTTGAGTTAATAGCCACAGAGATACCGTCCACGAAACCATCTGTGTCCGCATCTGTGCCAATATCAACCAAGTTTACGTTGTTAGCCGCAGCACTTGTCACTGTGATGGCAACGCCCATGGGTATAAAGTTTGATGGAATTGCAATTGATGCTTCTTTATGAGATGTGCCAGTTGCAGCAATTGTGATTGAGGTGCTGTAAGTAGACAAAGTCATTTCATTAGTAAGACCACCAGTTGTAGCGTTCTTAATAATAGCTTTGAACCCGTTTTCTGAACGAACGGGACCGTTAAAAGTAGTATTAGCCATGTACGTCTCCTGTCTTGGCTAGTGTCAACCCCCCGATGGAGTTGTCAGGATAATTAAGTATACAATAAAAAAGGGCGACTGCAAAGTCGCCCTTCTGTGTTTCAAGAGAAACTGTTTTATGCTCCAGGTGTAGCGAACACGCAACGCCAATCAGAGACACCAAAGCTGTAACGCTCACGAGCTTTAAAACGAGTGTTTCCTGTATCAAAATCACCTTCAAGAGCAGTTTTGATAGGAGAACGATTAAACATTTTAAAACCGTTAGGTGCATCTGTTTTGATGAAAAACGCATCAGTGTCTGTTAGGAAGTGGTTAACCACTGCCCCTTCAGGCAACATGCCCATGTTTTTCATTGCATTTGCATCATTGTCCGCTGTACCCGAACGAAGATTTGAGTTGATAACACGCTCTGCAATAAACTGAAGTTCCTTTGGAATAATCAATTTAGTGCCG